CCATTAACGTGGTGGAATCCAACTTTCATATTTGCACGAGTACGGATGTAAGGCTCAGCAACTGTATCGCTCAAGTTGATTGCTTTCAACGCTTTGTCATCTCCTTCAGCATCGAAGCAATACAAAAGATTGTCTTTCAATGTCAACACCGCGATATCATTTGGCATACCCTCACAAACAACAACTTTCACGCCTAAATACGTCAACGCCAATGGAGTTGTCACATATGTCATTGTATTTCCGGATGCTGCTGCAAGCTCGTATGCATTTGCTACATTAGTAGAAACATACAATCTCAAATCAGCTTTTCTACGGATGATTGATGCCGGTGCAGCTGCAAAAACTTTTGCTAATTCTGCCAATACATTTCCAGCATTTACCGTTGTATTTGCTACATCGATTACCGTTGCATCAGCTAACAACCCTTTGATATAACCATCAGCCAAAGCCAAAGATGGAGTCAAAGATGTTGTATCACCTTGCCAACGAAGCAACTCGATATTTTGACCGATTACTTTCGCTGCCTCATTCCAATAGAAATCCATGAAAGATGCAACGGTGAAATCACCATTTGAACCTTTTGCCATTTGTAATGCAACGAATGATTGTTCCAGGTCAAATTGACAGATCTGCATCATAGCACTTAGAGCCGTCACGTCTAATTCAACCGCACTCAAATCATCTGTTGGTGCTTCGAATGCACAAGTTGATGGTGCCAATACATGGCGTGGTATAACATATTCAAGGCACAAAAACAAGAATCAACCGAAGTGGTGGAGGGATATCAATCCTTTTCAACTCCATTCTTGAAAGTATTGGGAGGAAATCTTTCTCTTCCATATGTGAATGGAAGGCACCAAACGAGCGGATGGATCCCATTCGGTGAGGGAAATCTTTTTCCTTCTCTCCTAAATCAATTGGTATACTCCTCTCCATTGCATGGTTCCATTGTGGATTATAAAACAAATGCGGTGATCGGTGGAGGGTTTGAACTCAAAACCGAAAATACAACACCAAAAGACCTACTCGATTTGTATACATTCGAGAAAAAAATTAAGCTCAAGAAAACGGTCCGAATCACAACCGAGCAATTGATTGTGCACAATCGAGTATACTTCAAATTGCACTTTGATGATAAAATGAAGATGACTCGTGCGGAAAATGTTTCACCGGACAAAGTGAGAAGAGGTCGCAATCAAAATGATTACTTCATTTGCGATGATTGGTCATCAAGGATTGACGTATATGAGATAAAAAAATACCATCCAACTTGCACCGATAAATGCCAACTATTTGTGTATGAGGTTGAGTGTTTGGGCCAGGACTGGTATCCGCTGCCGAAATATTCCGCATTAAATTTTGCGTTTCTCTCGGGCGAGCTTTCATATTTTGCAAAATCAAATATTCAAAACTCGGTATTCCCTTCATTCGCAATGATGTTCCCAAAAAGGCCACAAAGTGAGGAGGAAAAAAACGTTTTGAGATCCACAATCGACAAGATGAAAGGAGCTGCCAATGCCGGAAAAGCGGTTGCATTTTTTTCAAATGGACTTGATCAAATGCCAAAGATTGAAGCGATTCCAACCAATTCGAATGATAAACTTTTCCACGAGGCATCCGGATTAAACACCGAGCAAATTTGCTTTGCCCACACGATTGATCCAATCCTCATGGGGGTACGCACAACCGGATCACTTGGATCGGGAAGTGACATCAAACAAGCATATGTTATATTCGAAAAGAATGTTGTGATGCCATTGAGAGAGCAAGTGCAAGATATATTCAATGAGATACTTCACATCGCAAAATTAAGCATGGCCGAATTCAAGGTGAACAATTTCCAAATCATCAATGAAACAATTGTTGAGGTGGAGGGAGATGCATCCAAAACTCAAGATGCTTTGAACGCCATGAGTCCATTGGTTGCAACCAAGGTATTGGATACCATGACTCAAAATGAGGTGAGAGCTCTTGCATCACTACCTCCAATTGAAGGGGGAGATATTATTCCAAGTCAACAACCATCAATACCTCAAGCATAATGTTGTATTTTATCACCGAAACATACTTAAAAACCAATACACCGATCACCGCCAATGTGGATGTGACTGATGTATTTCCATATGTAGCTACTCAATCACAATTGAGAGTGATGCCAATTCTTGGTACCGTATTTTACAATCACTTACTTGAGGCGTACAATGACCAAACATTAACACCGGAGGAGGAGTTGTTGGTTGCATTCATTCAACCGGTGATTGCGTGGAGATCAGCGGAAGATGCGGTATTCGGTTTGACGTACCAATTGAAAAATAAAGGATTGCAACAACAAAGTGGAGATTATTCTCAACCGGTTACACGATCGGAAGTTGCATTCGGTATGGAGCATTATGCTCAAAAGGCATCTTTCTTTGAGATGAGGTTGATCAAGTACCTGGTAAAAAATAAAGAATTGTATCCGATATTTATCAGTCAAGCAAATAGGGATACCGATTTAAGACCTCAAATCGAATGCTTGAGTTGTGTGGGGGATTGTTACATGAGTGGAGAGTGGAGATGCGGATATCCGAAGGATAATGGATACAACAACTCAATCCTTGTTTTATGAGGCAAAATGTTATGATATTATTCGCATCATTTTGGGCGGTTATTTCACCGGTTATGCCGATGATATATATCGCAATGTTGGCCATCGCAATTGATACTTGCTTTGGTATTTGGAGATCAGTAAAAAAAGGAGGTTGGAAAGCATTCAAATCGAGAAGATTGTCCAACACAATAAGCAAATCACTCCTTTATGGAAGTGCAATCATGTTCACATACCTCATTGAGAAGTATATTGCCGGTGATATCATATCGAATTTCATTTCCGTTGAGCTCATAATGACCAAAGTATTCGCATTCTTTTGTGTGATGGTTGAGGTGAAATCAATCAACGAATCATATGAGGATGTGACCGGGAAAAATGTACTCGCTGCATTGCGTAAATTCGTCACGAGGACCAAGCAAGATATTGATGAACTAAGATAATCACCATGAAAAAATTGGATATCCAAGAGATTAAGCAAGTGAGGTTGAAATCCAACCAATACTTTGAGGAATCATCACCAAAATCACAAATATATCTTCACCATACGGCCGGGAATGGCAATGCTGAAGGGGTTTCAAGGTATTGGAATGGGAATGATTCTCGAATCGCAACGGCATTCATCATTGGTGAGAATGGTACCATTGTGCAATGTTTCTCTTCAAAGCATTGGGCATGGCACTTGGGCATTGATCAAGAGGATTTTGTTCGTAATGGTGCAAAGTATTCCAATCTCAACAAATTATCGGTTGGAATCGAGGTGTGCAATTGGGGATACCTCAAGAAAAAAGGTGATAAATATTATAACTATGCCGGGGGGGTTGTTAATCCCTCATATGTAACCGAATTGGACCAACCATTCAAGGGATATAAGTATTGGTACAAATATAGTGATGCACAAATCGAATCACTTCGCCAATTAGTTGTATATTTATGCGATACTTATAATATCTCAAAGGAATACAATGAGTCAATTTGGGGTATTGATAAGAATGCATTTAAAGGAATCAATGGAATTTTCACACACAACTCGGTGAGAAAGGACAAATCCGATATGTATCCATGCCCACGAGTGATTGAAATGCTTAAAAATTTATGAGGTATATATTCATCCTTTTTATCCTGGCATCTTGCTCCCTTGAGCACCATCTCAACAAGGCAATAAAAAAAGGATACAAATGTGAGGAGGTATCCGATACGATTCGGATCACTTCGGTTGATTCATTTCCGGTGATTGTGAACAATGAAATTGTTTGGGAGAAATATATCACCGAGAAGGATACCGTTGTAATTTTTAAAAATCACTATATTCCCAAAACCAAATGGGAGAAAAAAATCGAATATAAATTGAAGCGAGATACCATCCGCCAAATTCAAAAGGTGGAGGTCGCTAAATATAAAAGCGAGAAAAAATCAAAAGCAAAAGCAAACATTTGGTTGTTTGTGATTGGATTCGTGCTTGGACTTGTTACCAAATACCTTTTAAAATATGCTAATAAAGCACTCTAAAAACATTCACGAGTTACAACTCACCGGAAAGAATGTTCAAATTGCCATGATGAGTGACCTCCATTGGGACAATCCCAAATGTGATTGGGACCTACTCAAAAGAGATTTCGACTATTGCCTCGAGCATGATATCAAAATCATGGTCAATGGTGATTTCTTTTGCTTGATGCAAGGCAAAGGTGATAAGCGAGGTAACAAATCCGACATCCGCCCGGAGCATAACAATGCAAAGTACCTGGATTCAATTGTTGAAACCGCGGTTGAATGGTTCTCACCATATGCACATATTCTCACCGTAATCGGATACGGAAATCATGAAACGGCAATCATCAAATATCAAGAAACCGACATCCTTCAAAGATTTGTTGATCTACTTAATTACAAAAACGGGAGCAATGTGATGACCGGGGGATATGGTGGATGGTTGATCATACGTCAATCATATGATCACAATTCAATAAGTACATCCAAAATCAAATACTTCCATGGATCCGGAGGAGGAGGAGTTGTGACCAAGGGAGCTCTCAACTTGACTCGAGCTCTTGAGATGTATGAGGATTTTGATGTGTTTACAATGGGCCACATTCATGAGAATGCGTGTCGAAATGATGTGAGAGATTGTGTGATCCACAATCCAAAGCATGGATATATGCATTATCACAAAAACATCCATCTCATGCTCACCGGAACATACAAAGAGGAGTACGGTGATGGATCAAAAGGATGGCATATTGAGAGAGGAGCTCCCATCAAACCAACCGGAGGAAGGATATTAAACATTGAATGTCGTATTTTTTCCAATAATGGGATAAGAAAAATGCAAAAAAATATCGATTCAATCAAATTTCCTTTGTAACTTAGCATACTTTTCAATCATTAGCGTGTGTTTAGGAGGGGTATCGGTAACGGTATCCCTTTTTTTTGTAGCACCTGTAACATATTTAGCAAGTATTTGTGTCGCATATTTAGCAAATATTTGCGACATTCTTGTCCCAATTTATCAAGTATTTGTGACGAGTAACTTGACAAACATACGCATTGATACGAAAAATATACGCATTTCACCTCCATTATATGTTTGTGCACCTTATCGGGTATAATTAAGCGAAATTCCTATACATGAGTACCTCATCGGGTATATTTTATCCCCAATAAAATAAGGCATTCACAAAATATTTTGTTTAAAAGTGAAAAAAAAGTTAAAAAAGTTTTGCAGAAATGAAACCTTTTGTATCTTTGTCCGGTATAACACTTAAAACAACACACATGACAAAGCAACAAATGATTGATGTAATCAAACAAGAGGAAAGGCAATTGTGGGAGGAGCTCCAAGATATGCTCGAGGCATTTGGAGTTCACGACAAAGCAACCGAATCAGCAACAACACGATGGGCAACCATCTCTTTTTTAATGGATAAACTTGAATTAAAATGAAAACACTAAACGACACGCAAAAGGACATCATCGGAACAATCTTCGCATTGTCCTTATTTTTTACCGTAATCGGTTATTTTACCGTAACGCAACCAAACTATGCGGAAAACGAGAAAGCTCCGCAAATCGAATCTAAGCACGTTCAATCGGAGGTATTGAATGCATATGGAGAGTTATTTACTAAAAAACAAGCACGATGAATTGGAAAAAGGAAGTACAAAGAATTGAATTAGATTTTTCAAACGTGACATTCAATCATTTTTCGGCCAATTATTACATTGGTGAGATTGAATTCTTTGTTGAAATCGAATATGATAAAACGGTGTTTGATCATGAAGATGGCAAATGGGCAATTGACATCGAAATCAAGGAAGGTAAATGGTCCAAGATAGGAGAGGATGAATATTATCCAATGGAATTTGAGCCATCATACAAAGATTGGATGCTTTCAATGGTTGAGCATTGTATGGATGAGCATGAATTCTTGAGTGAATTCACATGGGGAGATGGTGATTTTTTTGACTTTGATGAATGGAGTTTATATGGTATTTAATTTACAAAGGATGATCAAGTTTTGGACAACGAAATCATCAAATGAAGATAAGGGAGGGAGCTTTAACCTTGAGTTGTATCTCCGGATATGTGAAATCAAAATGAATCAAAAGTTATGAAAATAGATGTAAAATTCGAGAAGGCAATCAATCACGATGATGAAGTGAGAAAGATATTGCAAAAAGCGGATAAGTTAAAAATGAGCTATGTTCAAGTATTAAATGAATATGTACTTGATGAATTAATTGAAACACTTTCACCAACTCAACAAAAGTTGATTTATTGGATTGTGCAATATGATAATTCATCAAGCAAAATAAATACCGCATACAATGATGGCATTGATGAAATGGCTCAAGAGGTAAAAGATATGATTGATTACATTCAACAAAGAATACAAAGATGAACTACAAACTAACATACACAATCGGAAAGAGAACGGTGCAAGAATGGTATTTCCATTCTAAGTCACTTGCTTATTGGATGAAATCGGAGCTCCTAATCAAAGGAGGATATGATATGGGAAAATTTAAAGTTGAGCCATGTTAAGGGTTGGAAGTGATTTCTCCGGAGTTGGTGCATTCAACCAATCACTCATGCGACTTGGTGTATCATTTGAGGAAGTATTCGCGTGTGACATGGATAAGTATGCAAGAGATACATTCATCCATAACTACGGTGAGCCGAAATACTATCCGATGAATGTATATGATCGAGAGATTCCATCCGAATCATTGGATATTTATATGACATCTCCACCATGCCAGGCATTCTCACTTGCTGGAAAGCGATTAGGGAAAGAGGATAAAAGAGGTATTTTGTTTTTCAACTCACATGAATTCATTCAAGTCAATAAACCTCGATTTTTTATCTTTGAAAATGTAAAGGGATTGCTTTCAGATGATGGAGGGAAAACATTTCAAGAGTGGATTAATATGCTTGGTGGAAAATCAATCAATGGATTGCCGGTATTGTTCCCATATGAAGATGCGGTACCTTATCACTTATATTGGAAAGTATTAAATGCGAAGCATCATGGAGTGCCTCAAAATCGAGAGAGAGTTTTCTTGATTGGAATCCGAGATGATATTGACAATCATTTTCAATTTCCACGAGAAGAGCATTTGACTAAACGATTGAAAGATGTACTTGAGAGTAATGTGGATGATAAGTATTTTTTGAGTGAGAAAATGTTAACCTTTGTTTTTACAACACAATTTCAACAATCTAAGCCAATTAATATTAATCAAGATTTTAGCCCTTGCGTAATTGTTGGAGGCGATGTTCCTTGTTTTGACATAAATAAAATTAAAATAAAATCAGGTACAGCAAAAGGATATGATGAAGCAAGCGAAGGTGATTCAATTAATTTTGGATTCCCAAGCTCAGAAACACGAAGAGGAAGAGTAGGTAAGGGAGTAGCTCAAACCTTAGACACTTCATGTAATCAAGGAACAATTAAAACAAATGCTTTTAGAAAATTTACTCCTCGAGAATGTTTTCGATTGATGGATTTTCCGGATACATTCACATGGAAGGTATCGGATTCTCAAGCATACAAACAAGCCGGAAACTCAATTGTTGTGAATGTCCTTTATAAAATATTAAAACAATTATCATTATGAAACCATCAACCAAATTACTCGCAATCGTGGGAATCCTTCCGGTCATTGGTGATTTCATCGAGGACATGAATGATGAGAAGATTTTCACCAGGTCAATCAAACAAAAGGCGAATATGTTACTCGATGAAATTCGGAGGAGTGATCAACGACTCATTGGTGATGCCGGTGAGGAGATATGGAATCAACAAATGGATATACAAATGGCATTCAGACAATGGTTAAAAAACGCGGAAAATGAAAGATAGAAAATATATATTGATTGATTGTGATTTTGCATTGTATCATATTGCTAATGAATTTTGTTTATTCCTAAAAAAAAATGGAGATTATTTCAGCGTAAATATCACATTTAATCAAAATCAATTTGACGTGAAATCAGTAACAAAAGAGGAATTCGAGGAGGCAATAAAATGAACAAAGAGGATAAAATAAAAGCAATTGAAACAATCATCATTCGAGATGGCCTTGATACACCAAATCGATCACAAATATTGACAATGAAAAGGAGATACTTAATGTCAATGCTTAGATCATTTGGCATCCCATTTCATAAAATTGGGGAGATGTTCAATCGAGATCATGCAACCGCAATTCATAACATTCGACAACATCACAATTCAATTGATGCAAAGGACAAATATTATCTCACCATCATCAAGGAATGCGTTGATGAGCTCGAATCACCTCCGGAGGCAAAATATCAACGGTCATTGCGAAATGATATCCTCCGATGCACATCATACAACCAAATCAAATCAATCAAAAGGAGAGTGTTGAGAGGGGAATATGAAGAGCTCAATATTGATGAGGCGTGACGATGTGACAATGCTCTTATATACCTACTATATAGAAAGAGTCATTTTTTTCAAATAGGCATCGCGTTTTTTTATCGTCACATCGTCACGCTTTTGCTCAAAGTCAATACCACATTAGGATATAGGCGTGACGATAACATTTCAACATCGTCACGAATTGACATTTTTTTCATATATTTGTCACAAATAAACACACAAACACAATGAAAGTATCAGTTTTTAAGAATCTTTTTAGCTCAAAGGACACTCCATATGAGCTCACAATTCATGAAATTTACCAACGTATAAAAGTTGGAAGTCTTGAATTGATTAACAAAATTAACAAAATTCGTTCCCTTGATAAGAGTGATCCGGAGCATGACCGGTTGAAAGCATCACTCAATGCAATCATGTTCAATGGTATCTTTTCGGAACGCAATGACAATTCACTTATTGAGCACTCCGGATTGTGCGTATTGGACTTTGATCAATATCCATCGAGGGATAAAATGGAAGAGGAGAGAGCTCGATTGATTGATGATCCTCATGTGATGATGGTATTCACATCTCCGGGAGGAAATGGACTCAAGGCGGTGATAAGAATCCCGAAATCGGATAAGCTCGAGCACAAAAGGAGATTCACCGCATTCGGAAAATACTTCCAATCCGATTATTTTGATGTAAAGAATTCAAATGTATCTCGAGTTTGTTTTGAATCGTATGATCCAAAGATATATTTTAATGAGTTTTGCCAGGAATGGGAAGGAATTGAAACCGATGAGGGATATCAATATACGGAACGTACTCCCATTTGCGTATTGAATGATGAGGATAAAATAATCTCATTGATTGAACGCTTTGACCATGGATGCCAATTCGAGGAGGGGAGCCGGAATCACTTTGTATTCAAATTGGCGTGTGTGATGTGTGAATATGGCATCGACAAAGGAACAACCGAGCAATATATTTGGACCAAGTATTGTCAAGGGAGCGGATTTGAGCATGGAGAGATGTTGACATCCATCAATTCGGCATATAAAAAAGCAAATTTCTCCACTAAATACTTTGAAGATAAGGATACATTTCATAAAGTCAAGCAAAAACTCAAGAGCGGTATCGCAAAGGATGATATCAAGAAACAATTGGGAGTTGCTGATGACATCATTGATGATATCAAAGAGGAGATTGCATCCGGTGATGATGTTTTTTGGATGGTTGACTCGAAAAAAGGAATTCAAATCGAGCCAATCAAATACTCCGAATTCTTGGTGAAAAGTGGATTCAACAAATACTATCCGGAAAATGCGGAAAGACCTACTTTTGTCCGAGTGAAAGAGAACAAGGTCCGATTGAGCTCCACCGAGCAAATCAAAGACTATGTTCTCAATTATCTCCTCGACAAAAATGAGGTTGCCGTTTGGAATTACTGTTCACGATCACCTTATCTCTTCAATGAGAATCACCTCAACATGATTGACTCGATTGATATCTTCATGTTGCAAGATACAAAGGATGCATCATACATCCCATTCAAGAATGGAGTGGTCAAAGTATCCAAGGATCAAGTCAAGGTCATGAGTTATATCGATGTGGATGGATACATTTGGGAAAATCAAATCATCCCACGAGATTTCACATTCATCAAGGAATCAACCAATGACTTTCAAGATTTTGTATCCAAGGTATCAGCGGATGATGAGGAGAGAATTCTTTCCCTTGAGTCAACACTCGGATACCTCATCCATTCATTCAAGGATAAAACGGATCAAAAGGCAATCATATTCAATGACCAGGAAATCGATGACAATCCAAATGGAGGAAGTGGAAAGTCATTGATGTTGGCAGCTCTTGGATATTTCCGGAGAGTAGTCAAGATTGATGGAAAAGCATTCAATCCTGGGAAAAGTGATTTCGTATATCAACGCGTGAACTTGGATTCTCAAATCCTGGCATTTGATGATGTGAAAAGAAACTTTGATTTTGAACAATTATTCTCAATCATCTCGGAAGGTATAACGGTCAACCGAAAAAATAAGGATGAGATATTCATCCCATTTGACCGATCACCGAAGATTGTCATCACAACCAACTATGTGATAAGCGGTGCCGGGAGCTCACATGACCGGAGGAGGCATGAACTTGAATTCTTTCAATACTTCCATTCGAGAAGATCACCGCTCGATGAGTACGGTCGATTGCTCTTTGATTCATGGAATGATGATGATTGGATTCGCTTTGATAATTTCAAGGACCAAGATTGATGCTTCAATGGAAGAGATGTATCTCAAGCCAATGAATGAGTTGACTCTTGGTGAATTCATTGACCTTGAATATTATTTCA